CGGGAATCCGTTGTGAGTACGGATTCCCGCGGGTATTATGGATGCCATTATGAGCGGACCGAAAAGGAAACCGAAGCCGAATCCGAAGCCGAAGCGCAAGCCGGACAAAACGCCGGTCAATAAGGCGATCGAGACGGCGCCGGAAAACAAAGTGTGGGGAATCGACGCGCTCGATCCGATCCTGATTCCGCCACCGCTGCCAGGTAAAGCGTATGGCAAGAAATGAAGGGCGTCTATGAGATTCCTCGATCTTGAGGTGATTACCGATCCGGTCAACCTGCCGGTGACGGAGCAGGATTTCATCGACCATGCGCGGCTTAACGGCTTGACGGTCGATCGGCAACCGGAGCTCATTGATCGCGAATTGCAGTCGGCGACACGCCGCGGCGAGCAATACTGCCGGCGATCGTTCATCACGCAGACGCTCAAGGCGCTATTCGTGCCGGACGGCCGCGATTGCGCGTGCGCGCTCGCGCTCGTCTTGCCACGCGGCCAGGTGCAATCGGTAACGTCGATCACGAGCAACGGCGCGGCGGTCGATCCGGCGAGTTACACGCTCGAGTGGAACACAATCAAGCTCACGGCGCCGCTACCGGGCGCGGCCAGCGTGGAGTATGTCTCGGGCTACGGCGCCGATGCGGCCGACGTGCCGGACGCGATCCGCGAGGGCATCCTCGAGTACGCGACGGTGCTCTATGAGAATCGTACGGGCGGGCGCGAGCAGAAGTACGCGAGCATGGGCGGTCAAGGCGTGCCGGACGGCGTGCGCGACTTGTGGCGCCCTTATCAGATAGAGATAGGCGGATGAACCGAAAGCGGCAGTTTTGCGTGGAATGCCACCTTATCGAGCCCGAAGAGGGATGGGTCGATGGTCAATGTCCGGGTTGTGCATGGCGGAAGATATACGTTTCTCTGGAACGGAAGTCAAACCGCGGCGATGGTCGCAGTAAGAACAGGGGAGAAGTGGGGCGTTGCGTCTATGTTCAGCGTCGCCGGGAGCAATTCGTTCCTGGGTTGTGTATGCGTTGTGGCAAAATCAAGTCGCTTGATGCGTTTCCGCCGCGCCAAGCAAATCAGCCGGCATGGCGCCCGCATCCCTACAGATGCAAAAAGTGTGTTTGCGAAGTGGCGAAAGAAAGCCAATGGCGAAAACGGAGGTCAGAATTGCTGAAAGATCTCAAGAGATTCACTATCGACGAGCTTACGTGGAAGTTGCGAGTGTTCAATCGGCGCGCGGCTTTGATCCGCGAAGAGCTCAAATCGCGTACGGATGTGAATTAGATGGACGCTAGCCAATTGCGCGAATGGATCGCGATTTTCCAGATGGAGCTCACGCCGGACGGGCAGGGCGGCTTCCGCGAATCGATTCCCGCGGGCCTAGTCGCCGACGTGCCGGCGAAGGTCGAGACGCCATCGGGCGCGAAGGTGTGGGCCGCGGACCAATTGGGGGACCGGGTAACTCGAGATATCACGATCCGCTACCAGCCGGGAATCTCGACGGTGTACCGCATAATGTGGCGGAACGAGTATCTCGACGTGCGCGACGTTAAGAACGTCGACGCGCGCGACACGTGGCTGCGGCTCGCGTGCGAGCGCAAGGAAGCGGGCGTGCAGTAATGGGGCGGATGATCGAGGCGAAAATCACCGGCGCGGCCGAGCTCAAAAAGAACGTGGACTTTTTGCGCGCCGCGTTTCCGGACTGGTTGAGTTTTGCGAACGAGGACACGGCGCGTACGATCCGCGACGACGCAAAAAACAACGTCAAAGAGATTGACGCATACGATACGCACGAGTTATTTAACTCGATTAAATACAACATCTCGGCCAAAGGGTTGCGCGTGGTTGTTTATTCCGACGCCAAGCACGCGCCGTTTATCGAGTTCGGCACGTCGCCGCATTGGCCACCGATCGATAAGATTCGCGCCTGGTGCGGGCGGAAGGGGATTCCGGAATCGGCCGCGTTTCCGATCGCGCGGGCGATCAGCGAACGCGGCACGCCGGAACGGCCGTGGCTGTATCCGGCGTACAAAGCCGGAATGCGCGATCACGTGAAGCGTATTCGCGATCTGGTCACGGCCGGTTTGAGGGCGAAGCTCGGGTGAGGTGCGCGGTTGAGTAAGTCCTTGGCGTCATGATGGCGACGGGCGGGGTGAAATGGCCGATGAGAAGCGATCCGTTCCGCACGCTCGACGATCCGGAACCGGTCGGCATTCCGGCCGGCGCGATCACGGCCGGCATGTTCGCGGAGGGTTGGAGGGCGCCGGCCGAGCGGCCGGGTTGGTGGCGGCGCCTGTTCGTGTGGCTGCTATTGGGTTGGAAATGGGGATAGAGATGATTTGTCCGGCGTGTAACGAAAAGCGCGTCCATACGCCGGCCGAGTGGACCGAGTTTCACGAGTACGCCGGCCACGGGTACGCCGCGGGCGTCGGTTGGACGCTTGCCGAGCTCGAGCCGAAGGTGCCTGATGTTACCGCTAAGTGAAGTACAAGCCGCGTTCTTTAACGCGCTCACGCCGGCGCTCGCGCCGGTGCCGGTGCTCGACGCGGCCGGCCCGAATCAAACGTTTCCCTACGTGACTGTCGGCGAGTTCACCGGCGGGCAGTTCGACACGCTCGGCGAGCAGGCGATTGACTTAGAGCTCACGGTGCATGTGTGGAGCCGGCAACCTGGCATGCAGGAGTGCCAGCAACTCATGACGCTTGCCAAAGACGCGCTCGACCGGCAACGCTTGCCGGCCGCGGGCTTCCAGTGGGTAGACACGATATTCACGTACGCGCAAACGTTGCGCGAGCCGGACGGGTTGACTCGTCACGGCATTTTGAGATTTACGGTTCCAACGTTCCAGCAATAACGAGAAAAGGAGATTAAGACTACAATGGCTAAATTTACGGGAAAAGGGGCCGAGATATTTGTACTCGGCGGGGGCGCGACGCCGGCATATAGAGCGGTCGGCCAGGTCGCGGAAATCGGCAATATCGACGTGTCGGCCGATGAGGTCGATGTAACGACGCTCGACGCCGGCGACTACCGCGACTACTTGCAAGGGTTTAAAGATCCGGGTGAATGTCAACTGACGGTGTTGTTTGATCCGAATTTGGCCGATCAGGACGAAAGCGCGGACGGACTTTTCGGCCTGTTCACATCCGGCGAAACGCGCGATTGGGTGATCCGGTTCAATTCGGGCGCCGTGGGCGGTGCGACTTTCGGAACGTTCCAGGGGTTCTTGCGCGATTGGTCGTTCGGCGCCTTGAATCCGGACGATCCGCAAGAGATTCAACCGACGATCCGCATCGTCGGACCGATCACGCTTACCGACACAATGCCGGTGCCGACCGTCACGGGTACGCAGGGGACCGACGAGTTACGGCGCAAGCAAGACGAGCTCGCCAAGCGGCGCGCGGCGCTCGATAAAGAAGCCGCGGCGTTGCGGGCGCAACTGGAAAGAGAGCCGATCGCCGCATGAGCGAGAATCTGGTCAACACGGCCGTCGAAGTCCGGCTCGACGGCGTGGATTACATCCTGAAATACCGGGCGCTCGCGTTCATTAAGTATGCGGATGAATGCAAGGGCGATCTGTTGCGCGATATACGCCGGATCGGCGGCGCGCTTACCGAATACGGTAAGCTCGCCAGTGCGGGTGACGACGACGGGCCGGCCGCGGGTTCGATCGCCACGCTCGCGCCGATCCTGGTAACCATCCGCGATGTGCTATGGGCCGGCCTGGTAGACGCGCAACCGATGATTCAGCGCGAGGAAGTCGGCAGTATGTTCGGGCTCAACGACTTTCCGGTGCTCGTGCCGGTGATTACCGATGCCGTCATGCGCGGACTTCCCACGCCCGATCCGGTCCGCCCTACCAAGCCGGCGAGGGCGGCGGGCCGATCCTCACGCTTGAACAATGGGGCCGACTCTGGGCTCGTTGCCGGGACACAAGCGGCGTCGGTTTTGCCGAGTTCAGCCGGCTAACACTCCGCGAAATCGCCTGGTTGGATGACGCACAACGGGCTCGCGCAACATTCACCGATTGGCAGACCGCGCGCATCGTCGCAATCGTTGCGGCGACCCATAGCAAGCGGCCGAAGTACGATCCGGTTAGGTGGATGGCGAACGGCGCCGAGCTCAAGCGGCGCGCCCGCGAAGCGGTCGAGCGCGAGCTTCCGACCGGCGACGAGCTCTTAACGCGTATGAAGAGTTTGGGCGTGCAAATCATCGACAACCGGCAGCACAAAGGATGAACTATGGGCGCAATGGGTGGATTTAGTCTCGGCACGTTGTCGGTCGCCATACAGGCGTCGGTTGATCAGGCGCTCGCCGAATTCCAGAAATTCGGTACGGAAGTCGGCAAGATCGTTGACGATCAAAAGAAGAAATGGGAGGGGCTTGCAACGGTCGGCGAGTCAATGTCGAAGCTCGGCGGCGCGCTCACGCTCGGCATAACGGCGCCTATCGCGGCGGTCGGCGCGGCGAGCGTATCGATGGCGGCGGATTTTGAATCGAGCATGAACAAAGTTCGAGCCGTGAGTGATGCCACGGGCGCCGATATGGAAGCGATGCGTGCACAGGCGATGAAGCTCGGCGCCGATACGAAGTTTTCCGCGCAGGAAGCCGCGGAGGGCATGGGGAATCTCGCCGCGGCCGGCCTGACGACAACGCAAACGATGGCGGCGATGCCGGGTGTGCTCGATCTCGCCGCGGCCGGCACGCTATCGGTTGAGCGCGCGGCCGAGGTGACTACGGACACGCTCGGGCAATTCGGCTTGGCGGCAAGCAGTGCCGGCCATGTCGCGGATGTATTCGCGGT